GGTAAGTTCGAACCCCTACGCACCCCTAGCGCCAGACGCTAAACCGCCTAAACCCTTGCGGCGCAATGGATCTCAGCACAGCTACGGCAGGCGGTTTAGCGAGGGTTTAGCATTGGTTTAGTGATTAAACTACCTGTGCTTGTCAGCTTTGCTGAGTTTGCGATCTTGAAGGGCTGCACCAAAGGTGCGGTTACCCACGCAAGCAAAAGCCGCATCGCTGCTGCCATCGTTGACAAGGACGGCCAGCGGTGGCTGGACCGCGATCTGGCGCTGGAGCTGTGGAACAAGAACACCAGGGCCACGGCCAATAGCAAGGTGTCACCACCTGCGGATCCAACACCACGCGAGCTGAAGCGCCGCGTTGAAGCGCTGCCGGATGATGAGATCCCGGATCTGAATGAAAGCCGCGCAAGGCGTGAGCACTACCAGGCCGAGCTGGCCAAGCTGCAGGTGAGCCAGCAGCGCCGCGAGCTGATCAGCGCCGATGAGGTGAAGAAGGAAGCATTCGCGCTGGGGCGCAGCATCCGCGAAGCACTGGCCAACCTGGCCGATCGACTGAGCCATCAACTGGCAGGCGAGACGGATCCGGTGGTGATCCATGAACTGCTCAGCCAGGAGCATCGCGCGGCATTGTCGGAGCTAAGTGAATGAACGCATACCGCGGCGGTTTCCTCGATGGGCTGCGACCTGACGCGCAGCTGACAGTCAGCGAGTGGGCTGATCAGTACCGGATGCTGAGCAGCAAGGCCAGCGCCGAACCTGGCCCATGGCGCACAGGGCGCACGCCATACCTGCGCGAACCGATGGACTGCCTGAGCACTGGCAGTAACGTGCAGCGCGTGGTGATGATGTTTGCGGCGCAGACCGGCAAGACCGAAGCCGGCAGCAACTGGCTCGGCTATGTCATCCACCATGCACCGGGCCCACTGCTGGCGGTGCAACCCACGGTTGAGATGGCCAAACGCTTGAGCAAGCAGCGCCTCGAAAGCATGATCACCGATACGCCGGTGCTGGCGGAACGGATCGCGCCAAGCCGCAGCAGGGACAGTGGCAACACGATGTTTAGCAAGGAGTTTCCGGGCGGAATGCTGCTGCTGACCGGAAGTAACTCAGCAACCGGACTGCGATCGACGCCGTGTCGCTACATCTTCCTCGATGAGGTGGACGCCTTCCCGTTGGACGTGGACGGCGAGGGCGATCCGGTCAGCTTGGCCGAGAAACGGGCGACGACGTTCGCGCGGCGGAAGATCCTGCTGACCAGTACGCCGACCATCAAGGACTTCAGTCGTATCGAGGCGGAGTATGAACGCAGTGATCAGCGCCGTTACTTTGTGCCATGCCCAAGCTGCGGCGCGATGCAATGGCTGAAGTGGTCGCAGCTCAAGTGGGAGAAGGATGATCCGAGCAGCGCGGCGTACGAATGCGAGGCGTGCAAAGATCGATTTGGGGAATTGCACAAGCCTGCCCTGCTGCGTGGCGGGGAATGGCGCGCCACTGCACCTGGCGATGGCGGCAAAACTGCTGGGTTTCAGCTGAGTGGACTCTATTCACCGCTCGGCTGGCTGAGCTGGGGCGACATGGTTGACGAGTTCATGCGCAGCAAAGCTGATGCGCCGATGCTTAAGAGCTTCGTCAATACGCGACTGGCTGAGACGTTCGCAGAGGACTACGCCAGCAAGGTGAGCGCCACTGGATTGATGGAGCGCTGCGAGCACTACAAGCCCGGCACTGTGCCAGATGGTGCGTCGGCCATCACGGTCGGCGTTGACGTGCAGGACAACCGCCTGGCGATCAGCGTCTGGGCATGGGGACGCGATGAGGAAGGCTGGCTGCTGGATCACCAGGAGATCCATGGCGACCCGAGCCGCGCAGACCTCTGGAAGCAGCTGGATCAGCTGGTGCTGCGCGAATGGCCGCACGCGCAGGGGCATGGCATCCGACCGCATGTGGTGGCGATTGATAGTGGCGGCCATTTCACGGCTGAGGTGTACCAGTACGCACGCGAACGCGGCAGGCAGGGCGTGATTGCGATCAAAGGCGCCAGCCAGCGCGGCAAGCCACCGATCGGCAAAGGTAGCCGAGTGGATCTTAACGCCAAGGGTCAGACCATGAAGCGCGGCGCGGTGGTGCATCCGGTCGGCAGCGACACGATCAAGACCACGCTGTTTGGTCGGATCAGGCATAGCGAGCCTGGGCCCGGCTACCTGCACTTCCACATGGATGCAACAGTTGACTACTTCGAGCAGTTGACCGCCGAGAAGCAAGTGATGCGATACAACCGCTCAGGGTTCCCGGTGCGCGAATGGGTCAAGAAGCCATCAGCGCGGAATGAGGCGCTGGATTGCTTGGTGTATGCCTATGCCGCGCTGTGCCATCTCTACACGCGCTACGACCGAAAGACGATATGGGATCAGCTGGACAAGCCAGCAGAAGCACGCGCTAAGCCGTCGCTAAGATCAGCTAAGGCTGGCGCAGCCTTCCTTAGCAACTGGTAGCAGTGAACATCCCTGCGACAATACGAGCCGGCGACACGGTGAAGTGGCGGGATGATGCCAGCGTGGATGCGTTCGGCAATGCCGTCACTAGCGGCACCTGGATGCTGACCTATTACCTGCGCACCAATACCGCAAGCGAAGGCGCAACCATCACAGGCACTGCCTATAGCCAAGGCTGGGAGCTGACCATTGCCGCGGCCACTAGCGTCGGGTTCGATGCAGGGCAGTGGTACTGGCAGGCGATTGCAACTGCCGGCAGCGAGAAGCTGACGCTCGGCGCTGGTCAGCTTGATGTACTGGCGGCGTTGAACTATGCCGGCGCGCCAGGCGCGTTTGATGGCCGCAGCCAAGCACAGAAGGATCTTGATGCGGTGCAGGCTGCGATCCGCGCGATGATTGCAGGCGGCGCTGTGCAGCAGTACAGCATTGGAAGCCGCAATCTGACAAAGATGAGATTGGAAAGCTTGCTGCAGCTGGAGGCCAAGCTCAAAGCTGATGTGAAGCGTGAGCAAGCCGCCGAGCTGGCGGCCAATGGCCTGGGCAATCCGCACAACCTATTCGTGAGGTTCAGCTGATGGCCAAGAAGCGCAGACAACAGGCGGCACCATCAGCACCGCGGCGGCGGATGTACCAAGGCGCGCAGTTCAGCAGGCTTACTGCGGACTGGGTGACAGGTAACACCAGCGCCGACAGCGAGATCTATGGATCAGCGCAGAAGCTGCGCGATCGTGCGCGGCAGCTGTGCAGGGACAATGACTACGCGCGGCAGGCATTGCGCGCGATTGAAGGCAACGTGATCGGGCAGGGCATCCCGTTTCAGTCGCAGGTGCGGATGCAGCGCGGCGGCAGGCTTGATACTCAGGTCAACGATGCGATTGAGGCGGCATGGCGCCAGTGGACAACTGCGCGGCATTGCCACACCGGCGGCAAGCTGAGCTTTGCCGACATCGAAAGGTTGGTGATTCGCGCCTGCGCCGAGAGCGGCGAGGTATTTGTCCGCCTTGTGCGGCAGAGCTTTGGTGGCAGCACTGTGCCGCTGGCGATGGAGGTGATCGAGGCGGACCAGCTGGATGATGGCCTGAACGGCCGCAGCCAGCAGGGCAACGAGATCCGCATGGGCGTGGAGGTTGACGGCTGGGGCAGGCCGATCGCGTATCACTTCCTGGCGTATCACCCCGGCGACTACCAGTTCAGCAACCAGCAGATCAGCACGCAGCGCCACAAGCGCATCCCGGCCGAGGAGATCATTCATCTCTACCGCGCCGAGCGCCCCGGCCAGACGAGAGGCGTCACATGGTTTGCCAGTGCAATCCAGCGACTGCATCACCTGGCGGGTTACGAGCAGGCCGAGGTGGTGCGCGCTCGGGCCAGCAGCGCGCTCATGGGATTCATCACCAGCCCCGAGGGCGAGCTGATCGGTGATGACGTGATGGATGGTGAGCGCGTCAGCAACTTCGAGCCTGGCGTCTTCAAATACCTCAACCCCGGCGAGTCGGTCACAGTGCCGAGCCTGGACAGTCCCGATGGCCAGTTCGAGCCGTTCCTGCGGGCGATGCTGCGCGCCATGGCTGCAGGCATCGGTTGCAGCTACGAGACGATCTCGCGCGACTTCAGTCAAACCAACTACAGCAGCAGCCGGTTGAGCCTGATTGAAGACCGCGACCACTGGCGAATTCTGCAATCGTGGATGATCGAAAACTTCCACCGCCGCGTATTCCACGAGTGGATTGAGCTGGCGGTGCTGAGCAATGCGCTATCGCTGCCCGGCTACGAGCTGGCACCTGATCGCTTCAAGGCTGCGCGCTGGATGCCACGCGGCTGGGCATGGGTTGATCCTGCCAAGGAAGTGGCTGCATACAAGGAAGCGGTGCGGTGCGGCTTCAAGACGCTGGGCGAGGTGGTCGCAGAGCAGGGTGGGGATCTTGAGGAAATCTTCGTGCAGCTTGAATCCGAGCGCTTGCTGGCGGAGAAGCATGGCCTTGTGCTTGACATTGATCCTGGCAAGGTGAGCGGCGCTGGCCTTACGCAAGCGCGGCCACCGGGCTCAATCATTCCGC